GTCACACCCGACCTTGACAGGATCGGGTAGACCATACAAGCACGCAGACTTTGAAAACTCCCCCTCGCAAGAGGACCTGGACTTTCCTGCGTAGCGCCCTTATCAAAAAATAATGAAAGAAATCAAAAATATAGATCAATTGAAGTTTACTGTAATAGTTACCAATAAGCTCATTGAAATACATATTGATCCTAAAGATCAAAAGGCTTTCAAAGAGTGCACGTCGACCTTTATCAAAAGTTTTCGAACACTTTGAGAAAAGAGCGGCCCTCGATTCACACTCTCTTATTATAAGAACATAAGATTATGTTTCACGAGATACCTCTCAGGTTCTCCTCTGAAACCAAATGAAATTAGTTATCGTATTGGATTAACACGTGATGGAATACCTAAGAAATTGGGACCAGTCATATCTTTAATAAGATCGGGTTGTCAGCCCGGTCACATTAGGATACTTCTGACCTTACTTTCTGTCGGTAGATCATTCGAACTAGCTCCTGAAATTTCTGATTACAAATCGATAACAGAACCTTCTAAAGTTGATCCAGATTTCCTTTCGGATTTCGAAGATGATTTTATGAGTTTTGTTAAAGAAAGAATTGGAAAAGTTCAAAAACTTCCAATAAAATATTCTTTCAAAAACTTTTATTTAACTTTAAGTAGAGGTCCTAATGGACCAGCAATGAGATCAACTCTATTTGAAGCAATAAACTTACCAAAAGATTTATTGCAGTTAATTAGAGATCTTCCTTCAGATCTCTCAAGCAGAATCTCTTTTTTAAGGGATAATGCCAAGAGTTATGAAGAGTGGAATGAAACCTTCAATCTAGTTAGAAATGATAAGTTTCTAGCTGGGAAGTTGGTTAACATACCAGATAAAGAAGGTAAAACAAGAGTTATTACGATCTTGAATTACTGATCTCAATGTGCTCTTAAACCTATACACGATGAGGTAAATAACATACTCAAAATGCTTCCCTGAGATTGTACTCACAATCAAGGGGGGTTTAAAAGTATACTCTCTATTAAGTCGGAAGACTCATGACATTCCGTCGATCTTAAGGACGCAACAGACCGTTTCCCTAGGAAATTACAGGAAATGGTGTTACGTGTCTTGTTCGGCTCGGATGTTTCTAAGATCTGAAACAAAATAATTTCTTATCCTGTCTCAGATCCTAGCGGTAAACCAGTTGTTTTTGCAGCTGGTCAACCTATGGGAGCCTACTCATCTTTTCCTGTTTTTGCCTTAACACATGGCTTACTAGTAAGTTACCTAGCAAGTATGCTTGAGGTTGAAGAGGATAGATTTAGGATCTTAGGAGATGACATTGTCATCCGTGATGATGCACTTGCAGAAAAATACAAGAAGTTTCTTAAAGCCTTAGATGTACCATACTCTGAGACAAAAACGATGGTTAGTAAATCGACCTTCGAATTTGCAAAGAGATGATTTCACCAAGGACAAGAAGTTTCTCCTTTTCCTCTCACAGCTCTCCATGAGTCTCTAACAAGTATTCCTATGCTTGTAGAAACTTTTAGGACGGCTGTTGGCAAGGGGTGGTTTTCTAATCATTGTGCAGGACCCGTCTTAGTAAAAACAATACTTAAGGATCTAGGCTTTCACAGAATTTTCATTCGTAAAGCACTAGAACATTACGCATTGTTCACATCCTTCCCTGGCGAGCACGATACGGTTGTCGAGATCAACGAGAAATGAGTTAAGTTTCTACGTTTATCTGACCACTATGTATCTTGTGTATCTTGGAGATCTCAAGTCCAAAGTACACTTATACCTGTTATACAGGATGCCGTTCAAGAGTTGGTGGCTAGTACACTACACACAATTACAGCACAGAGTGTTGAAATGTGGCGTTGCTTGTACTATGCGGGCTTATCCCCTAAGAGAGGAATCAACCTCGAGACTCAGAAAGTATTGGAATGGGCTAACCCCTTGTTAGCTGTTTTAAGGCAGCAAAGTTTGGAGTTGGAGACCATCACAAAATCTGTTGATAGAACTTTTAATCCGCTCGATATTCAAGATACTTCGCAGTTCTTGAAAATGTTTGCGGTCTTAAGAGTTTTCTCTCTAGACAATCTAAGAAAAGAAAGGACACACAAATTAATTATAAGAGCAAGAGCCAAACTAGCCACAAAGTGTCAGCAAATTTTGAGAAAGCAGATGCTTTTGATAAATATTGAGTAAGTCCTCCGGGTAAATAAGATAGCAATATCTCGGGTTCCCGGTTGTATGTGTGAGTTTTAAAGCTCAC